CGTTCTGCCTCCATCTCGATCTCGCGGTGCAGCTCGTCCTTGACGGATGCGATGTCCTGACGGGCCAGCACGAAGCTGTCCTCAGTGCGCTGGTTGTGGGCGGCCTGCTTGCACAGCGCCTCGCGGACGTCCTTGAGCTGCCTGTCGATATAACCGTACACCTCCAGCATCTTGCCGTCGTTGTACGTGTTGGCCTTGAGCAGCGCGATCTCGCTGTCCTTCGCGGCCAGCTTCTGCTCCCGGTCGAGATCGTAGCGCGTGACCGGCATGTTCTCGCTGCACGTCGGCTCCTGCTTCCGCGCGGCGAGCATGGCGGCGACCGTCATGGCAGGCGTAACCGCCGCAGCAACGTCAGCGGCTTCCGATCTCTTGTTCTGGTTGAGGCCGCCCAGCAGATTGCCGAGCCCGCCGTTTGCCAGACTCATCGCGGCGCCGCCGATGCCAAAGCCCAGCGCAGTCCCCGCGAGTCCCTTGCTTGCGTATTCCATAGTATTACCTCCGATAAAATAGTAAGCTGGCCAGCTCCTATGCTCATTATGAGGCATCCACGAAGAACAAAAAACCAACTCTTCGGCCACTTTTCGGGCACAAAATGTATAAAAAAACAGCCACTCCATACGGAGTGGCTGCCTTGTATATAGAAAAACGGGGCCGGTGCAGGCACCAGCCCTTGGAAAGAATACCGAATATCCTTTTGTGCTACACACATATTATATACGCTCAGTAGTCAACTGTCAATTACTGCATAACTACCTTCTCAGCTTCACTCAGCACCTTTCGGATGCTCTTTGAGAATACAGGGAGCCTGTTTTCGATATACTTTTTCTTGAAATTCATGATCGTTATTCCGGTCAATTCATCTGTGTCAATGTCTTTCAGATAGATTACATTCCCGTCAGAATCATCACCGTAAGAATTACTGCGGTCACCGAGTGCAATGTACAGGACGTCGAATTTCTTGTCGTAGTCGAATCCGATGTTATTCTTCTGCAACATATATCGCCTCACCTTCTCCGCAGCCGCTTTTCTTGTTGTTATTAGGATATGCGGTTACAACTTCGCCTGATCCGCCGCAGACAGACACGACGACGTGCGTATATTTGAGTTTCGGGTAGTATGTAGCACTTTTCGATTCTTTTGTATATATCCGACGTTCATCTAGCGGAGGGTTCGCGTCATGACTTGGCAAAATTAGTTCCGGCTCCCGAATCGTCTCCACGATTGCGTCTACGTTTGAAACCATGATGCTGTGGTTAAGCGCCACATGAGAATCCCACTGCTCTTTTGTGCAGAATACTTTTATCCCGCTTCTGTCAACAACTTCGAAAAAATTAGGCATCAATCCACCTGCTCACTCAGGATTTTGGACATCATTGCAGGGAGTGCCTCTGCTAACTGCTCATTCACAATCACCGCAGCTACCGTTTCTTCCTGGTCGCTGTCCACAACGCCATTCGCTCCAACTACTGGATATTTATGCTTAAATGTAAACACAAATTCGTTCTTTGCCTCGTTCGCAGTAACAGTCAGCGAATTTGCGTAAATAGGCTTGCACATTGTAGTATAATCTCCTTCTCTGTTTTTTATTTCATTATAGAACAAATTAAGCTCATTGTAAATGCAACAGAATATTAAATTTGCAATTTTGCCACAAGAGCCGCCCTATCCGGGCGGCTCTGTTGCATGTTCCCGCAGTACATTCACGCACCGCGCTATGATCTTCTTGACGCCGTTTACGCTCAAGCCCTCGCGCTCGGCAATGCGCTCATGGCTCCAATCGTCAAGAATCTTCCGTTTCAGGATTCCCCGGTATCGCTCCGAAAGAATCCATTCGTCGATCAAATGCTCCCAATCGCTGCGGCTCAGACTCGGCAGCCCCCGCAGCATATGCCCTCCTTACTTCGTGTCCAGCACGGCGATATTGCCCTTATTGGATACCCTCAGACCCAGCGCGGCGGCGATATCGCGCACCTTTACATAGTTCGTGCCGTTTTTCAGGATGCGTTCGACGGCAACCTCCTTGCCATCCACGATCATTTTGCTTTTCTCTACCACTTCATCTTCAAACCTTTCCAAGAATTTTTTCCACTGCTCGTTGCCAGTGGTGTGATAGTAGGTGTTCATGTCCGCGCCGACGAACGGGCGCGGACAGTACTTCCCGGACACATCATAGTGCCGGATGATGTGATCCGCCGGAATGTTGTGCTCCTGCATGAGCTTGCGGATGAGCCACTCGGCATTGTCCAGCACCTTTTTCTCGAAGAACCAGTCCGTATCATACGCCCCGACGCGCTTCGGATTGACCTTCTTCGGTCTCAGCTCCACGCCGATGGAGTTCCAGTTCCGGCACTCCGGATGCAGCGTACCGTCTCCGCAGTGCCACGCCACATCCGTATCCTTTACGCACCGGTAAATGATATCGCCCTCGTCCACGGCATAGTGTGCGCTGGCTCTGGCCTGCGGATTTTTGAACCACTCGGCCACGCTGGCCGCAGAGCCGAGCGCACCGAAGTAGTGTACGACGATCCATTTCGGCGTGCAGCCGCCCGCTCGATGGTTGATCGGCGTGAGCACGTCCTTAATTACCGGCATTGTTTGCGCCTCCATCCACTGCGTCCTGCACCTTCTGGCTCTGCGTTCCGAAGTAGAATGCGATCACGACGGCATACACCGTCATGAAGTCCTGGCTGATCTTGCCCACCACGGCCATGTACGCAAATACCGCCGTCAGCGTCAGCGTCACAAGGCTCTTCACGCTCAGGAGATTCCCGAGCCGCTTGATGATCTTATCCATCGTATGTACCTCCATCGTCTTTATCATTTGGTTTTGCAAATACTCTCTTGAGCAGGAGCAAAAGCAGCTCCCCGCCGAAGGCCGCGCCCGCGAACACCAGCACGTCGCTGAGATCGCACGTCCTGTCCAGCAGGACGGCGGCGGTTTTCAGGATCATCGCCCATGTGGCCACTGCCGTGAGCATCCACAGGCAGTAGTACACAAGCTCGCGGGCCATACGGCCCTTTGTCCATCGTTTCTTGTCTCTGCGCATCAGCCCAGCCCCAGCTTTGCCAGCGCAAATCCGATCAGGCCTGCAAGGATTGCCGTGATAAGGCCCCTCACGATTGCCTCCCAGCGGCTTCCCGGCAGCGCCTTGATGCTTTTTACATCGGCCTTGATCTCATTCACGTTTTCCTCGATGGCCTCCTGCTTGGTGGCCAACACCTCCACCGAGGTTGCCAGCTGATGCAGCGCCCTGTTGTCTGCCTCCAGCTCGTCGATCCTGTGCGAGTTGCTCTTGCATCGCGCCTCCACGGAGGCGATCTGCGCCTGAATTCCATCATCCATCTTGATACTCCTTTCAAAGCTTTCTATTTCGCACTCCGGGCAAACCATCCGTCCCTCCGGCACGGCCCGCCCGCAGCATACGCATGTATCCATCAGCTGATCTCCTCATTGATCGTCGCAATTACTGCCGATGCATCCGTGCAGATCAGCGATACGCGGATGTAGTGTTCCGTCGTAGCCGTCACCGTGACGATATTGCCGCTGTTCGCAAACGTCATGCCGTTCCAAGTAAGCCCGCTATGCAGATATGTCGATGTGTTGAACGTTCCATTTGCATTGTGCAGCGCGATTGCACTGTAACTATCATTTGATGCGGGTAGTCTTGCACCCTTGATACGGAGTGTATCTCCCGCTTTCAGGTGAATTAGGCTTGCTGCATCTTTGTTGGCACCAATCGCCGCATATCCGTTCTGCGCCCGATTCTCGCCGCCGGAGGTGCTGAGCCTCGTATTCGCCGAAATCCCGACGGTATCAATGATGTTCGTGATCGTCGCCGCGCAGGTAATCACGATGTTGCCCGTTGCCTTGGCAATTGTGATCGTGCTGCCGGAAACCGCAGACGCGGAAATGTCCGTACCGCCCATTGTAACAGTGATTGTGCCAAGCTTTTTGTATGTTCCCGTAGGCGTGAGCGTCGTAGTGTAGGCTGTGCCCTCGGCAATGGTATTCGCCGTGTTGGACGATGCGCAATTGGTGAGATTCCGCGTGATGGTGTAATTCACCGACGGTGCATAGGCCGCCGCAGTGATCGTAATTGCCCCTGTTACCTTGGCGATGTTGATCGCTCCGGTGCTTGCAGTGTAGGCCGTTGATGTGATGTCGATTCCGCCCATTTTTATCACAACGGAGGTCATTGTCTTGCCGTTTTCCGGTGTGAGCGTCGCGGTATAGCTCTCGCCGTAATCCACCTGAGACGCGGCGTTGCTGATCGTGCATCCTGTGAGATTTTTGGTGATGCTCTGATACCAGTGCAGCGTCTCAGGCGTTCCGTTGATCATAGCCGCACGATAAGCGTTGATATCAGCCAGCGACATTCCGCACGTTCCCACGGCAAAATGCACGCACTTATCGCGGAACGTGTCGCCGGAAACGGCGTTGATCTCGTCGATAAGTCCCTTCCAGTCCGATTCATTCCTTCGCCGCGCATTCGCATCCGACCCGGAGCCGGAATAAAATGTAGTAAGCTCATAGTCCTTGTCGATGTTGCTTTGACTCATGCCGAGCAGCCCCTCAAGAACACAAGCCAGCGTACCGGTTCTGTCCGCGCCTGCCGTGCAGTGGAAATACACCGGCTCTCTGTGCGTCACTGCGTCGATCACGCACCGGAGGTAAGCCTGCCATGTTGCCACCGGTTCCAGCGCGTACCATGCATATTGCTGTGCGCGCGTGTACCACACATCACTCCCAAGCGGAGATTCTGTCATGTTCGGCTCGTCGCCGGAACCGCCGCCCTCCCGGCCACGGAGATCAAGATCGTGCTGAACACCAAGTTCTCCCACGAGTACTGCTCGATCTGCCGCGCTCAGCTTCCCGCCTCGAATCAGCAGCCCGTATTTCACGGTTCCACCGTCGCAGGCCCAGCCTCCCAGATCGCGCACATTCCATGCTTCTGCGGAGTTATCCCGTGTGCGAATCCAGCGCAGCGCATCAAGCGGCTTGAGCGTTCCTGCCACGTCCGTTCCGGCAAAAGGTGTGAGAATATTTGGCACTTCGTTGTAGTGCGTCACCCCGCCCGCCTCCTGCCCGATGGGCTTGTAATTGCTCACAACTGCCGTCGCAGGCGCATAAGATGCAATCTGCGACGTACTATAATCAGCAGGATCGTATGTGACGTTTTCGAGGTAGTTCCGCACCAGCTCCGGGCATTGATGCCATTCCAAGGTTTCCACAGCGCCGGCCTGGATTGCCTGAATGGCCGACACAAACCCGGACGGGTACACCAGCTGCGCAGCCGTGCCGCCCTTCGCGCGGATCGCGTCGGCAACCGCCGTCAAGTCAGCCGTGTTTGTCAGATATTCCGCCATCAGAAGCTCCCTCCATTCGCATTTGCGATCTCAACAGCCGCCCATGCCCCATTTACGACGCGAAGGATTTTCCCGTTATCAGCGACTGTAACAGCTGGAATCGCTGGGATATCAGAAGCTCTCGCCAGCGTTCCAAGCCAAGCGTACCACTTTCCCACTGTTCCATTATACGTTATCGTCGGATACATCGGCGCGCTATTTGGTGCCATCGAGCCGAGCGCCGCAAATCCAAGCAGTATTACACCACTCATGTTCACCGCCGACACAAGCGGCAACTCAAGAGGCACTTCCAGCGCATCAAATGTTACAATCGCATACACGGCGTAGCCCGCCGCATAGGCCGCATACACTTCCGCTGCCGTTTTGTCAGCAGTTGCGCTATTGTTGTTCTCTGGCGTCACCGTCACATAAAATGTACTCTTCGTTGCGCCAGTCGCGCCATTCACGCTTTTAACCGGCACATCATCCGCGCTGATGGGCGTAAACCCGAGCGCGCCGACAACCGCATCCTTCGTTACATTCGCATTGTCCCCGGCCGGGCCCTGCGGGCCGGTTGGGCCTTGTGGGCCGGTCGCGCCCTGTGGGCCAGTTGGGCCGGTTGCACCCTGCGGGCCGGTTGCACCCTGTGGGCCGGTCGCACCCCTCGACGGCTTCCCGGTATCCTCGTCGCCGAGATACCAGTTCCCGTTTGCTCCGATCGTCGGCGTAATGCCGTCCTTGCCGTCCTGCCCGGTGCCGCCGCCTCCGCCCGCCGGAATCTTGTATACGTCCTCCAGCCCCGGAAATTTGATGCTGTTCAGTTCTTTCACCAACTGCCACCTCCCAAAATCAGAATCTCATACGGCACACTTGCGAACGTCGCTGTGATCGTATTGGGCAGCGCAAACACTGCGCGTCCGCTGCTGTTGTATGCCACACCGCCGTATGCGTACTTCTCCGCCTTTGCGCCGGTCGCGGTCATGGACATATACGCACTGAAATCTTCGCTGCAGAATGAACACACAACATTGTTTCCCGTGATCGTGCTTTTCGTGTAGACCAGCGCAAAGGACGGGGGACTTGCTTGGATCAGCTGCGTCTCCGCCTCGCTCAGCACCAGTGTTTTCTTGTCGCTGGATATCTCTGCCGCCGTCATGGTCCTTTTGACGAGCACGGGGTACTGGACGCCCTTCACAAGCACCGACCCCAGCGCGTCGTATTCCGCATCCTTCATCACGGAGATATCCGAAGTGCCCGGCGTGACTGTCTTGCTCTGCAATTTCATTGCCTGAATGGTCTGTGCGCCCGCGAGATACTTCCCGGCAGGGATGGTCTGCGGCCGTGTGGACGGCGCATAGGCCGTTGCCGCGAGGCTTTCGATCTCACCCGTGACCTTTCCGCCGTTGACATACGCCGTGTACGGTTTGAGGATCTGCGCGGCGGTCGCCGTCGCATCGGAAATGTCCGGCCGCGGATCATAATGCCCGGCCTCCTCGGTCAGCTGCTCGATGGTTTTCTTTCCGGTAAACCCGAAGATCGTCCGCAGCGCCGAAGCCAGCGCGTCGAGCTTGCTCTTTGTGACTACTACCTTATCGTTCTCAGCCATATGTCGCCCCGTCTCCGTCCGGCAGCGCGGTCAATACCGCCTGCACAAGCTCCGCCTTGTCGGCGGCCGTGAAATAATCCGTCCCCTTGACGGGCGTCTTGCCGTCCGCACCCTTCGCGCCCGGGGCCCCCGGCGCGCCCGTAGCGCCCGTAGGCCCTTTGATATTAACCGACGTCGGGTTCTCCAAGCCTCCGTCGTTCGTCCAGCTGATGACGCCCTCCGCGCTGACGGACGGCGTGAACGTGTATCCGTTCTGCCCGCTCGTTCCGTCTCCTTCGGTCGTCAGTGCCCGGATGGTGATGTTCCCGTTGCCGTCGTCCTCTACCACGGTCTGGAAACTGTCTCCCTTCGGACCCGGACGGCCCTGCGGGCCGGTCGCGCCGTCCTTGCCGTCTGCGCCTGCGGGGCCTGGCGGCCCCTGCTTGCCCGTTGGGCCTGCCGGTCCCCGGATGTCTCCGAGGTCAACGGTGCTTCCGTCCGTCAGCGTAAAGATCAGATGTCCTTCGTCCGATACCGCCACAGCCTTGATGCCTCTGGAAATGAGGCCGTGGATCGTCACCATCACGCTTTCCGGAATTTCGATTTTCATACCCTCGCCTCCTTATTCCACACGCGCAATGTTCCCGCTCGCAAGCGTGGTCCGGTTGCCGTGCGTGTATAAAATGTCGTACCGGTAGATTCCGCGCGGGAACTTGGCCGTCACCTCGTCCGTGAACGCCAGCGTGACCGTGTTCTCGTCCGCGCCGGTGAAGGAGAATTCCTGCACGGCCTTCTTTGTCCAGTCGTAGAATGTGACCTTGATCGTGTCTGTCTGCCCGATGGCCACGTCCGCCCCGTCCTGGTCCTCCAGCTCCAGCCGGAGCCTGAGGGAGAACGTGTCTCCCTCATACCAGCAAATGCACCCGTTTGCAATGCGCGGGCTGACCCGCGCGCCGGGGATCGTGTTTGCCGCACTCATTTCTTGTCTCCTTTCCTTTTGTTGGCCTCCCGCCGCCACTTGATGATGTTGTCCCGCGCCTTATCCGCATCGCCTCCGATAGCCTTGTACGCGCTGATGTAGGCATTCTTGAGCCGTGTCGCCTCGTCGCCGGTCGCCGCCAGCCACGCTTCCTTGAAGTGTTTTGTGAGCTGAGAGGACAGGTCGCCCTTGTCCACACCGTGCTTCATATACTCCTTGGCAACCTTCCGCGTATCGGCCAGCACGCCCTTGTCCACTGCGTCGAGGAACTGTCCGTACTTCTTCCAGCCCTCGCCGCCCTTCCACTCTTCAAGCGTCCAGTAAACGTCGTGCTCATCCTCCGCCCCGCAGTAATCTTTCAGGAACGCGGCGGCGGTTTCCTCGTCTGCCAGCCCATCTTGGAAATCCTGCTTCATCTGGCTCCGGAGGCTGCTGTTTACCGAGCTTTCCGCCTCCGCCTTTGTTTTTCCTCCGGCCATTTCTGCCGCAATGGCGTCCGCGCGAAGGGCCTCGTATTCCGACACGCCCTCTGTCGCTGCCTGATAAAGCTCCGTATGCCCTCCGCCCTCCATGATGATCTGGGCAAATTTAAACGCATCCAGAACACCGCGCTTCTGCGCGGCGCTGTAGCCCTGCTGATTTGCCCACTGCCGGAATGCGTCCGCCTTTTCCGATGCCTTCATGCTTTCGTCTGCGTCTATCTGAAGCTTTTTCTGCGAAGCCTTGAGGTATTCGTCCATCCCGAGCACGCCGTTTTCTCCGGTCAGCGCGTCGATTCTCTCTCGTTCCTTGTCTCCGGCCATCATGAGGTAGTAGTACGCGCCCCGACCAGCCGTGGATACCTTGGAGGAAAGCAGCATGTTCAGCTTGTCCAGCTTCGAATCCTCGCCGTCTCCGAGCTTAGAGATCCTGCGAATAAGCCTGTAGCTCTCCTCCTTGTCTGCGCCTGCCGCGATCATGGCTTGATATGCGGTCGTCTGCTTTTCTCCGATGGCCCGCTCTTCTCCGGCGTAATAGCGCCCGGTCTCGCTCAGCCCGTTCGGGCCAAACACAACCGCCTGTATCCACTTTCCGATGTTCTTATTGTCTACCGGATACCGCAGCTTCGTCTGGTCGCCGTAGCCCTGATATACGCCGCCCCGGAGCATCGCATCGAGGCCCCTCGCCGTTTTCTTGATCTGGCTGCCGCCGGGTATCACCTCAGTCCCGACGTCGAATGTCGCCTTTGCAACGTCCTGTGCGCTCTTGCCGCCCTTGACGGCATTGATCCACTTGTCGAGTGCTTTCGTCGGGATCGCCGCCGGGAGGGAATTGTCGCCCCATCCGATCAGCGCGGAGGCATTCTGCAAATAGGGGATATCGTTCGCGATATCGCCGCCTGCGGCCTCCACCGCTTTCCACCCGTCAAAGCTGCGCTCTTCGTTTTCCGTCCCGAAGAGCCGTTCGCCCGTTAGCTTTTCCCATCCGTCGTCCATGACCGTCCGCAGCGCGTCGTTTACCGAAAGGCCGTACCCGCTCGCAACGAAATTCGCCGTGATTCCCAGTACATCGAACTGGGCCGGTGTTCCTCCGTATGTCTCATCCGAGAGCCGGTTCATAATAAACGCCGCGATCAGGTATTTGACAATGACGCCCGCGAGCGCCTTGATCGCCTTGTCCTTGCCGTACTTCTTCGCCATCATCCGGAAGTCGAAGCCCGCCGTGTCCTGTGTCAGGTGCTCCCACGAGTTGGCGACTTCAAGCTGGAAGGTGTTCACAAGCTGCATGACCGGGCTTTTGGAGTTGAACGCGACCGGCTTTGCGCCCTTCGAGCGGTCGCCCATGACCGCCGCGCCGTATTTGTCTGCGTAGCGCATGGCCTGTTCGTGCGTCATGCCCTTCTGGATGCCCTCCAGATAGGCCGCCCGCACCGCGATCGTCGATACCATGGCGTCCGCGAACTCCTGCGCCTGCCCCACCTTGTCGAGCGCCCATTCGTACATATTCTTTTCATCTGTGACAAGGAAGTGTACGCCCTTCTTGCTCGTCAGATAGTCGCTTTCCATTGCGAAGTCTGCCTTTCGGAGCTGCCCGGTCACCATGTCCTTGACGGCTGCCGCCGTGTTCCGGATGCCCTTTTCCGCGACAATGATCGGCAGCTGCGACGTTTGGTTGAGGATCGTTGCAATGTTGCCCGCGACCTTCGCCGCTCCGAACCCTCGTGTTAGCCGGTTCCCGAAATTCAGCTTCTCCCGCCCGACATTCTCCTCCGTGGAGCGGTCGCCCTTAGTCTGCTTTCCTGCGAGAACATTTGCATAGTTGTCCAGCCACACGACAAGGTTGGAGTAAGTGCTTTTGTTTTTTGCGTCCTCGTAAAGTTTGTCAAGCTCCGCTTCGATCATCGCGTCCAGCTCCGCCTGATCTGCGATCGTTCCGTGTGGAAGCTTTCCTTCCTGCTGCAAATAAAGCAGCTGTTCGTCCGGAAGCTTTTCTTGCAGCCATGTATACCGGTCAATGTCGAAGCTGATCTCTTCCGACGAGTACCGCCGTCGCAGATAATCGCTCAGCGCACGCACCGTCATGATATCGTCCGTGTGATAGAACACCTCGGACATATACGCAACGTAGCTTTCGAAGCCCTTTGCTGCGTCAAAGTTGTATGTCTCGCTTGTCCGGTGCAGGAAATACGGATTCCAGCGCTTATTTGGCTTAAAATCCGCAGTTAATCCGGCGATGCTGGTCGGCAGCGTCACTGTATCCTCGTTGAGCCCCAGCGCTTTCAGTGCCGAGTCGAGCGCGCCCCGGCTCTCTTCCGACTGCATGTGCGGCGCGTAGTTCTGAATAAACCCAATTGGCTCATATCCGTGCGCCACGAGGAAATCGTTAATTGCCGCGTAAAACTCATTGTATTTCTGCGTGTATGCCTTTGCAGCGTTGTCGATCTTCACCGCGTCGATCTTGCCGTCGGCCATCATGCGCAGCGCCCCGACCCACGATGCATACATCTTCGCCAGCTGCTTTTCGTTTTTGTTGAGGTGCTCGCTCTTTGCCGCCTCGCTGGCCTTCATCCCGTCTGCGATCTTCAACCCCGCCTTTGTGATCTGTGGGTTTCCCGGCATATCCCCGAGCAGTGCCTCCGTTGCCTTGCCCTCCATCACGAGCTGCACAAGAATGCTCTCCTCGTGTGTCAGCTCCGATTTTCTGCCCGTCGAATCCGCAAATTCGCGCACATCGTCAAACTGCCGGTTGATAAACCGTATTCTCTCGGATTCATTGCCCTTGATCGGGTCGAAGATCGCCTTGTTGATCCTCTCGCCGGTCTCGTCTCCGAAGATTTTCTTCATGTTCCGCTGCGCCGTCCGGTGGTTGAGCGTGAACATGTCCTGCACTTTATTGTCCTTGACGTCCTTGAACAGCGTCTCCAGCACTGCCGTTGTGTCCTGCCGGATGGATTTCCGCTGCGCAGCAAGCCGATCCTCTCCAAGCGCGGCTTCCGCATTCATGTAATCCACCAGACTCAGCACGACGCGCTTGCTGAACCCTTGCGGGATGTCCTGCATATCAAACACGCCGTCCGCGATCTGCCTTGCAAACGCGACCTCCTTTGCGGTAGCGCCCAGCCGGTCTATCGCGCGGTTGACCTCCTTCTTGGCCTGCTTGAACGCCTTGTCCATCTCAATGAGCGTCTGCGTTTTCCCGTATCTGCCTACGGAGCGTTCGACCTTCACGCCCATTTTTTCGAGCGCGCCCGTACTCTTGAAGTCCTTCCGGCTGCTTTCCTGCCAAGCCTGACCCTTTGCCTCTGCGCTCATGGCCCGAATCCTTGTTGGGATGCTTCCCTCGGCAAGCCTTTTCCGCATCATCCAGAATGTGGCCTCGTCAAGCCGCTCTTCCTCCGGCACGGTCTCGGCATAATACTTGTATACATCCTGCATGAACTTCGTGTTCTGGACAGTCTCGGCCCGGTATGTCCCGTCCGCATTCGGGAATTGCAGTGTCAGCGTCTTTGTGGATCGATCCGGCTTTGTCACGAAATCCAGCAGCGCCTTGGTGTACGCCTTTCCGTTTCCGGCCCAGTCCGCAGCGCGTGCGCCCTGCGTCATGATCCCGACCATTACGCCCGGCGGTGTAATGCCCATGAGCCTGTAAAACGGGTTCGGGTCTCTGCTGTACGCCCAGTCTGCCTTTGTGTCAAAATTGAAGATCGGCACGCCCTCCGCTGCTTTCTTCGCTGCGTCCTCCGTCCCAGCGTCTTCCTCTGCATCCGTCTCCATGTCAGCAGGGGAGTAGCGCTGTTTCTGCTGCGCCTCTTCATATGCCTTTGCGAATGTGCTTTTCCCGTCGCCTGCCCCCGATGTGTAGCTTGACGCTCCCGATTTTTCCCACTTGACACCTGCTATAAAGTTGCGTATATTGGTAGTGAAGTCACCGCCTTGTATGGCTGCCAGCGAATTGGCCGCTGGTACCCCAGCAAGCGCGGCTTGGCTTCTTTTTTTATCCAGATGCAGAAGCCGCCCGTCCGATGCTGCTTCCTCAAGGTCACTGATCAGAGCTGCACGGTCATAGCTGGTGATTATCTTGTTCGCGTCGATTCGTTTCCCATTCAGTGTGCCCTTTGTGTTAAGCGTCTCAATGACGACGATCGGGCCGCCTTTCCCAGCCTCTCCAGTGACCAGAACGATATTGCTGGCACGTTTCCCGTTTTCCCCGGCGGTGTCAGCAAATGCGGCAACAGGGTTTTCCGATGCGTTCAGCACCCGCTGCAGGCCATCTGCGCCGAGTCCGTGGTAATTGACGTTCTTCCTGTACCGACCATCTTTCTTTGCCTGTTCCTCGGTCGCCATCGCAGAATATGCCTTGTTCGCTGGCATTGTGACGTGCAGTGCATCTGCGCCGATCACATCCGTCAGAAAGTTCGACGTCTCCCCGATGTAGACTTCCCCGCTTTCCGCCTTGTATGTCCCGTCGAACACCTTCCGTAGATCTTCGCCCAGTCTGTCGCTTATAGAATATCTCTGATCCTTCGTCGGCTTCTCTGCATCCGGTTCCGCTATGCTTTCTCCCAAAATTGCCCGCACCGTCTCGGTGAATTTCGTCGCGTCCGCATCCGTATACCGGAGCATTCTCCCTGCCGCGTCCGCAAGGACTTCCTCCGTAGCGATGTTGAGAAGCGATTCCTCACTCATGCCCTCATAGACTCCGCGCATCCGCTTGACATACTGCCCGGCGATCGCCATCAGCTCCGATTCGCTGAACCGGTCCGCCACGGCCTGCGCGGCTGCGTTTCGCTGCTCCGTACTCAGATCATGGAAAAGCGCATGATCGATCAGATTTTCCATTGCCCACTTTGTGCAGTCCGCCCGCACAGTGATCTGCCGCGTTCCGGTGTCTATGAACTCATCCACCGCCGTTCCGTTTGCAAGCCGAATTCTACCCATTACGATATTGAGCGACGCTCCACGGGCCTCCACGGCCTTCTGGAGCGCTTTTTCATGCTCTCCATACGCCTCTTCCGGGATTTTCAGCAGCGACTTTGTGGTGTCTCCGTCTTTCAGCCCCGCTTCTGCCGGGCTGATGTTTTCTGCGCCAAGATCCCGCGCACGATTGCGGAGGCGAACTGTCTCTCCTTGTCGCTCAAGGGTGCGTTCGATTTCTGAGCCTGCGCCCATGCGTCTACTCTGTCCTCCGGAATATACGCTTTCTGTCCGTCCTTCGCCGTTACGGCTACCAGTTTCCTGCTGTCCATACTGTTCCGTTCTCCTTCCTGCATCCGCCTGAATTACCGTCTGCGCGGCTTCTTGCTGCGGCCTTGCTTCCTCCTGCGCTGCCTGCATGGTTGCCTGCTGCTGGGCCTCTCTTGCCGCCTGTGTAGGTGCCGACTTCGGTGCTTCCGCTTCCTGCGTGATCTGCTGTTGCTCCGCTCTTGAAGGCTGCTGCATTTGCTGCGTTTCTGTGCCGCCCGGAATCAGCTCCAGCGCCGCTTGGATCGCTTCCAGCGTTGCGTCTCGCGTGTATCCGCTCAGCTCCGTGCTTGCCTTTGCCTGCGCCGCTTCGAATATCTCCCGTGTTTCCTGTGTCAGGATGCGCGCTTCTTCCTCGTTCTCTACAGTCAGTGTACTCAAGTACGAGTTTGTAAACCGGCTGTTCAGCCAGTTCATCATATAAGCAATGTCCACCGCAGTCCCGCTGTTGAGTCCGTATCTGTCTGTATAGTCCCGCTCTATCTGCTTTGTTCTTTTTGCGAACTGCTTGTCTGCCTCGCTCCAGTTTCCAAATATCTCGTCTCTTCGTTCCGGCTCCAGTGAAAACACTCTGTCTTTTTTTGCTTGCGCCTGCTCGTATTTTGTGAGCTGTGGTTTCTTGTTGAAGTCGATTTCCCGCAGCTCTGCTCGCCGTCCGGCGTCTGCTTGCGTTCTCTTCCCGGTCTGCGTCTGTACATTCTGTACTTCCTGCACGGCCTGTGCGGTCTGCGCCGGTGTCTGCTGCTTCCTTTCCGCTTCCTGAACGGCCTGTGCGGGTGCTTGCTGCCGGGCCTCTCTTGCCGCCTGCCGTGCATCCCGTTCGTCCGCATACTGGTTGTACGTCTGAAAAGCCGCCTCGGCCTGCGCGTCCTGATCGGCCTTGACCGCCGAATTCACAACTGCCTGCACCTCTGCCGTCTCCGGCATCTGACCGGCCTTTACCTTGTCCATGACCGCCTGCGCAGCCTCTGCGGTCGCCTGATCCCCGCGCTCCTTTGCCATCGACTCCACTGCGTCCATGACCTGTCCGATCACGTTCAGCTGTTTGCCCCTGCTGCGTGCCTCCACGGCCTTGTTCGTTCCTGCATATGCTCCGGACATGGCAAGGCCGGAAATGCCGCCCGCGAGGAACGAAAGCCCGTCCTCTTTCAGCATGTCTCCCAGCGTCAGCGCAAGCGCCTTTTCCTTTGTATTGCCCTTTGAAAGATACTCCGCATACGCGCCCATGACCTCGCCCCGGTCGTGCTTTGCCACAACGTCGTAGATTCGGTTGAGCCAGTTGGAGGCGATCTCTTCCGCGCCCTCGGACGCGAACGCCCGCATTGCTTTCTTCCACACCGGCTTCCCGCTGAGCAGGGTCTTGATCTTGTCGCCCACGGAGTATTTCTCCGTGAATCCCTCGATTGCGCCCTCAACAATGCCGTCAATAAGCGCCTCCTGATTGGATTTGCCGCTCTGAATTCCCGCATACACGGAATCCGCCGCGACCTGCGACCCCATCACCCAGTTCATCGTCTCTGCCACCGCCGAGGACGCCGCTTCTCCGCTGAGTCCCGTCGTTCCGACGATTGCGGTCGATGCGGCCATGTTGACCGCGCTGTCCAGCGCGGACGTTCCTGCCTGATACAAAAACTGTCCGACCGGCCCCATGCCCTCCATGACGCCGCTGCGGATGCCGCTCGACTCGTGCGTTGCGAAATACAGTGGGCTGTAGATGTTTGTCGGCATGTCCTCGTTCTGGTATCCGCCGAGCCACTTCGGCAGAATGCCGCGAAGCGATTCGATGTTTCCGAGCGCCTTGAACGGGGCAAGCAGGGAAGAAGCGACGGTCGATGTTACCGGCGCGTCTTGGCCGAACTTCCGCGCGCTTTGCGACCGCTTCTGGTAATCCTCGAAGTCCTCCAGATACTTTTCGTATTCTGCCAGCCTTTTGATCTGATCGTAGGAGTATCCCTTCTGCCGAAGCTTCCATTCTGCTCCTTCGTTGTCTGCCAGATATCCGGTCTTGTTGTATTCCCGCAGAAGCTCCCGTGTCTCCTCATCCAGCGCGCCGATCGTGTTCTCCGCCTGCCCCAGTGCGCGTGCGGAATCCAGCGCCGCTTTTCTGGCCTCCAGCGTGTCGATCTCGCTCTGTATGTCCCTGACCCCTCGAGCCTGCCTGCGCGTCCCGTTCTCATCGGTGTACCAGGCCGTCCCGTTCTCGTCAAACTGATAGTCTCGGAAATGCTCGTCGGATTTCTGCTCATATAGCTGATCCAGTTGCTTCTGTATCTCTGCCGAAGTCCGCTTCATGCCGCGCAGCTGATCCGGAAGGACCGTCTCCCTGTATCGCTTTTCCTGCTCCGCAGCCCGTCTTTCCATCTCCCCGTCGAACTGATTCAGACCGATCAGGCGGCTATAGTCCTGCCCGGCATTCGTCGCCGCCTGCTGGGCCGCCGTTCCGGTCTGCACCTTGCGCTGAAACTGTAGATACTTCTGAATATCCTGTGCCGCCTGTACGCGTGTCTGCATATCCCCGTCGAGCTGATTCAGGCCGAGCATGCGGCTGTAGTCCCGCTTCTGGCTTCCGCCCGCCTGCTGGGCAGCCGTTCCGACGGATACCCTGCGTGGGAATTCCGTCTGCTTCTGGTACTCCGCGACATACTGCTTGTACTGCTGATATGCCTCCTCATAGCTCTGCGGCGTCGCTTTCTTGGCGTTCGTCCGGTAATCCGGATTATACAAGCCGTTCCTGACGTTCTGCCCGCCGCCGTTGCGCAGATAATCGTCAAGCAGTGCCTGACCGTTTGTGCTTCCACTGCTGGACTGTCTCGAAATGCCGTATCCTGTCTCCTGCTTATACTGATCGAGAAGGTCCCGCCCTGTTTGTTTCTTCTTCGCCATACTCTATCCTCATACGCGCGGGATTCCAAATCCGGCTTTGTTCAGGATTCCGACCAGTTCGTTGTACTGCTTCTTTCCGGTCGCGGTGCTTGTGTCGATCTGCGTGGACATGGTATAGAACAGGTCAAATGCCTTATCCTTCTGTCCCGCCATGATCCACTCGGTCATGCCGCGCTTGAGCTGGTTGTACGTCTGTGCCATTGCACCGCCCGCTCCGCCTCTGTTGTAGGTGTTATCGATATACCCCTTTCCGCTTCCGGTTCCGGAGCTGCCCGCTCTTCCGCCTCCGCTGCCGCCGCCGCTGCCGCCTGCGGCCCTCTGCTGCGACTGCCAGTATGCCTGCTCCTGCGCAGCCTTCTGCTGCCAGTAGCTGAGCTGATCGGACCACTGTGTGTAATCTTTGTTCCACTCGGAGTCGTAGGAGCTCCGCGCGTCGGCAAGGTCGTTGTAGTAGTCCGATACCGTGTCCCGGTACTTGCTGTAGTCCATGCTCTCCCGGTCGCTCACGATGCCGTACCGGTTGTAGAGATCCTGCCCCTCGTCCTGATACCGGCCATACGCCCGGTCGTAGAGCTCCGGCACAATGTCGTTCAGGCTCTGGAGGTATGCGTTGTAGGTCTGCTGCCCGACCTGCTCCGCGTAGGTCGAGCCGTAGCCGCCCGTGAGGCTGGCCGCCTGACCCATCGTGTCCTGCATGGCCGTCCTGCCAAGCCTCTGGTACTGCTCCTTGTACTGCTGATACAGCGCGTCCTGATTGAGGTCGTATTGAAACGGCTTGCGGTTGGTGATCTGGTCATACAGGCTGTCCAGCTCCGCATCCCACCGCGACTGATACGAGCCTGGCCTCCGGCTCTGCACCTGCTGGAGGTATGCCTTCGCCTGCGACACCGCGCCGGAAGGGGAGTAGCCCCTTTCGAGATTCCCGAGTCTGCCCGCCGTGTAGTCGGAATAGCCCGGCATCGTGTTCCGCGTGGAATAGCCGCCCTTGTAGTTCTGTGTGGTCTGGCCCTTGTTGACGAGCGTGGACTTGTACTGCCCGTCGGCCCCTACGCTGTCGATGCGGTAAGTACCGCCCGCAGTGACCACCTCGTCGCCGACACCAAGCCCGGACGGCGCACGGCCGTCGTCATTTACTCTGTACAGTGCCATCTTCCGCGTCCTCCTTCTCCGGCGGCCTTACTGCCTCTGCCGCCTCCTGCATCTCCACGAGCCTTTGCAGCTCTGCCCGGTAGCTGTCAAGCACCAGCGCCGCCACAACCGGCGGCAGCCTCGACCCGTTCAGCGCCTCTGCGATCTTCTTCCTCAGCTCGTTTACTTCTCTTACCATCATGTTGCCTCCTCGGTACCCTCCGTGACGTTTCCGGAGGTGTTGATGCTGGCCCCGTTAAAGGTGAGGCTCGTTCCCTTGATGCTCACAGCTCCGCTGGCTGCGATCTGGATATACGCGCTGTTGTCGCTCAGAGCCAGATACACCGAGCCGCTGTCTGCCATGATTCGCACGGCTCCATAGGAAAACAGCTCCACCGCCGAGGACGCCGTGCTGGCGCCCGTGATGCTCAGCCATCCCCGGTTGCCAATGTTGAGGTTGAGCGAGTCCAGCCCTCCGTTGGTGTTTGTGCTGACCGTTGCGGCCAGCGCCGTCAGCTCCTGCACGTCCGCGATCAGCGACGAAAGCTGCATCTGAATGCTGGTGTAGCTGCCGTTCTGGTTGAGCAGCAGATCGCTTGCCTTGATGGAACCGGTGATATCCGCGCCCGTCGCGGTCAGCTTGCCGCTTGCGTCCACCTTGAATGCGCTCCCGATGGAAAGCCCGTCCGTTCCGAAGTAAAGTCCGGCCCCTCCCCATGTGTTGTCGGTGCGGTAGATGCTGCTCTCGGAGATGCTCCACGGGCCGAAGCTCGACCCGGCAGCCGCCGTGATCGTCCCGGACAGCACCGCGTCATACGCTTCCATCGTCCCGGAAGGGAAGTGGAGCTTTTTCTGTGCCAGATAGGCAACCTCACTGCCGCCCTGCCAGAAACTGACCCTTCCGGACGTGACGGTCAGCAGCTCGTTCTGCGTCTTGTCGATCACTTCCTTGTCGTTGGACACGGTCGTCTCGATGTTGCCGACGCCCACGCCATAGACCGGCGTCACGCCGTTATAGTACAGCAGCCCCGTCTTGACGTACTGCTTCGAGTTCACGGTAAAAGCGTTGTTGACGCCCGCCGAGAACTCATACAGCTGCCGGATGCCGAATTCGTTTCCGTCAATGGTCATGCTGGCCTCCTGCCAGTACTTCCCGAAGTCCGACACGGCCACATAATTCCCGCTGAGTTTCAGCTTGAATGCCTCGGAGTTCTCCGCCGCGAAATCCGCCGTCTTGATGATGAGCGTCTTGAGCGCGGCAAAGCCGCTCAGCTCCGTCAGCCGCTCCTCCTTCGACAGTGCGCTTGCATCGATGGCCTGCGAGATCTGCGTGAGCACCGCTCCCGCCGACCAGTCCGCGCCGTTCAGCTCATCCGTCAGCTGTACCAGATACCGCCGCAGCCCGTCCAGCTGCTGCGCGGCGTCCCCGCCGGTCATGGGCGGGTACTGTAAATTCAGGCTCCCCATATTCGCCTCACAGATGGATGAACGTTGCCGTCATTTTCGGCATGTTCGTCCGGTTGTAAAAATCCTGATACGCCGTGTAGTAGGCGTTGTACTTGGCCATTGCGTTGTTGTACCGCACCATTTCTCCATTCGCGTCGGAGATCTTCATTTCCAGATACCAGCGGTAGATCTCGTCATACGGCCACGGAATGCGCAGCTTCGTGTCGAGATCGACCGTTTCTGGATACCCTTCGAACGTCTGTTCGCTTGGCTTCTCCTGCGGCACACAGCCGCACCATTCGCGGTCGAGCGGATCGCGCGTCCGCACCCACGGCTCGCAGACCGGATTCCCGCTCCCGTGTGTTTTTTCTATTTCCAGATAGACCACGCCGTCCAGCTCACTGAGCCAGCGCACCTTATCGATGTTCTCATATTGATTTGGCGTGAGCCGGTCAACGGCTTCGATCGCCTCTCGGATGGTCATGCTCACTGCCTCCTTTTCACATTCCAAATTCGATAAAAGGGCCGCTTGCGCGGCCCTCTTTATCACTTCTGCTGTATTTCGTTGACGCGCTCAAAAAGCTCCGTCTCCTGCATCTGCGCGTGTTCCAGCACCTCGGCCACCGCCAGCGGCACCTCCACGGGCTTGCCGCGCGGCACCTGATATGCCTTGCCGTTGATGCATACGAACTCGAACTGCTGTTCTGTCTCCGATGCGCGCGGCAGGAAGATGCTCTTCGTTGCCTGCGCTTCGGCCTTGGTCTTTACCTCTGCCATGGTTTCCCTCCTTAGTTGGCCTCGTCCGTGCCGGAATACTCCGACAGGCTCTCTACGCGGACCATGCGATCCTGATAGAGGATCTTCGTCGCGGTGGAGAACTTATAGCCGAGCGTGCTGAACTGGTTCAGCGGGCCGCCCGCCTGCTCCTTGCTCTTTACGATCATTTCCAGACCGCCGCCCTCCGGGTCGATCATACCGAAGGCGTCCTTGCCGAGGAAGAGCGTGGAATACACGCTGTAGTAGGTCGCCGCAGGCGTACCGCCCGAACCGGCTGCCGTCTTGACGGGGCAGGTGTTGTTGTTCCAGATCTTCGCCTCAGTCGTCTCGATGAAGCGCACGCCGTGCAGCTCGCGGATCTCGCCGGTGTACAGCGGCGTGACCGCCGCATACTTGTGTGCCTCGATCCACTCCTTGTTCTCGCGCAGGTCGTAGGAGACCGACGGGTGGATGATTGCGACGTACTTTCCGTTGATCGTCGGGGCCTTGAGCTTTTTCAGCGTGGTCACGGCCTTGTTTACCTCGGTCGGGGTGAGCTTGGACGTGGTGTCCATGCCTGCTCTGGTCTCGGCGGCAGTGTGCGCGCCTGCTGCGCTCACCTTGTCGCAATACTGTACTGTCGTGCCAGCCGCGAGGGTGTCTCGCACAAGCTTGTCCTGCGTGGTGCCTGCCGAAGCGCCCAGTTCCTCGGTCGCACTGAGGATCACGTTGTCGATGGCGTGCAGCTCCAGCTGATCGGATACCGTCAGATAGGTGCCGTACTGGAGGATGCTTGCCGTCATGCTCGACTGTCCGAACTTCTGGCCGGTGGGAATGACGCCCTCGGTCAGTGCCGAAGCGTCCGCGAGGGTGTTGAACTTTCTCCATTCGACCTTCTTGCCCCGGCCCTTCGGCAGCGGCTGCTTTCTGGCGAACTGCGCGTGAATGAGGTTCGGACGCGCATTTTCCAGCAGCTCCGTGTCATAGTAGGTCTTCATCAGCGACGACAGGTCGTTGGGCGCTGCGAACGCCGTGGTCGAACCGTCGTAAGCGTTTACATAGTTCTGCGTGGTGTTTACCAGCGTACCGGCGTCCGGTGCGCAGCAACCATGCATGAGTTTAAAAAGATTAATTTTCATTTAGCTCCCTTCCCGGGGCTGACACTCAAAAGGTGATCTTCTCGCCCCGATTGACTCGTGCGCGAATTTCGTCGCGCTGTTGTTTCGTGAGCTTTCGAGGGTCAAACTGTACGGGCATGCCGATTCCGGCGTTGGCCGCGCCCTCCGGCGGGCGCATCCCGTTTGCCTGGATACCGGCTACGATCTGCTGCTGTGTTGCCTGCGCGACTGCGCGCGTCCGCGCTGCCGCCAGCTCCGCCTTGTGTACGACCTCATAGGCCGTCAGCGCCGGGACGCCGTTGGATACCAGCCGCCCGAAGTCCGGGTTTGCCAGCTCCTGCGACAGATCCGCCTGCGGGTACATCGCCTGCACCTCCGCAAACTGTCCGACGATGCGGTCAAATTCCGCCCGCCGCTGCATCTCTCCCTGTGCCGCTGCATTCTCGCGCTGGAGCGCGGCGTTCTGCCGCTCCAGCTGCTTCGTGTGCATCAGCGTTTCCAGCGGGATACCCTTCTCCATGGCCTCGGCCTCATAAAGCCGCTTGTCGTCGGTCAGCCTTCTGGTCAGCGCGTCATAGTCGATCTTGTCCGGATCGGAGACGTCGATGCCGTACTGCTGGCCCAGCACATCGAGGATCGGGGAGAACTTGCTGATCGTCCGCTTTGTCCCTTTGAGCCGTTCCGAGACGGCGGCTTTTACGCTCCGCTCGTAGTCGGACTTGTACTTGCCCTTGATAAGACTCTCAAAGCTTTCTTCTTCCTTCTGCACCTGAGCGACGGGTGCTGTCTGCGCGGCTGCCGCAGGGCCGGGGGCTCCTTCTGGGCCGTTTGGACAACCGGTCGTGCCGACAAGGGCCGTGGCCGGACTGCTCGTGTTCGGCTGGGCGGGTGCCGTCATACTGCCCATGCCGCCTGCGTCGGCGGCGAAAAACTGGAATGTAATTTTGCGAAGCATAATGCTCCTTTCTGCCCGTCGGTGGGCGATCCCTTGAATTTATCTCGTCGCGCTGTGCGCGGTCGATACGTTTTCTGCCGGTCAGTCCGGCTGCGTGCTCTTCTGCGACTGCTCACGCGCATCCTTCACGGTCTTTGCCTCCGTGCCCGCTCCTTCGCCTGGCATTTCTGCCTTTGCTTTTCCGGCGGCCGGAGCCTGTGCCTGTGCATCCGCGCCAAGGATCTGCTGTGCCAGCCCGTCCGCCATGGCCGGGTCGAAGCGCTCCGCCAGTGCCAGCGCCATCTGCTGCCAGCTTGCCAGCTCCTGCTGGAGCGTCCCATTCTGCGCGATCTTCTGGCTGATCTCGTCCTTGCCGTCGAAATCCATCATGTCGAGCGTCGCCAGCGCCTGATCTGTCCTTGCCGGATCGAAGAACCCGAGCTGATAGAATTGCAGCGCCAGCTCGTTCTGGCTGAGCCTCGTATATTCGGAGGACTTCTGTGCGGATACCTCGATATCGAACACCGGCTTTCGCCAGATCACATCTCCGCCAAGGCCCAGCAGCTCCTGCTGCTTGAGGTTCTGGTTGGAGTAGGTGACGTATTCCTCCGTCCCGAGCTGGCCCCGGATGCGGAATTTTCTCGGCAGATCGTAAAACTGCCGGATGCGCTCGATCACCATGCGGATGAGCCGTGCGTATGCCCGGTATGCCGAGCGCGTCGCGTCCTTGGAGCTTCGCCCGGACGCCTCCTGCAATGCGGCAATGGCGCTGGCCGCCGTCACGCCGGAGGACACCGAGCCGTTGTTTACGTCCGTGTTGCCGGTCGTCCATTTCAGCTCCTCGATCTTGTTCTGAATGACGTTTATGTAGTTGGCCGACAGGGGACTGACCGTGATCGGCATCACCGAGTCCTGTCCCAGATTGCCGTCCGTGTGTACGAACGGCTTGCGCCAGTCGGCATATTCCTTTTCGTTGATGCTTCCGTCGCTGCGGATGAACCAGCGCGGCGTGGACGCCATCACGGAGTTTTTCAGGATCGCCTGATTGAGCAGGTCGATCTGCTCCTGTGCGCTCTTGCCGATGTCGATATATCCGTATCCGGCAATGGAACCCTTCACCGGGAACAGCGCGTCGATCACGAACGGATAATCTCCGTCCTCGTAAAGCCCGCTCTGCATATTGGGGTCGTTCTCGGTCGCGGAAAGGACCGTCTCGCCCACGAATTTGCAGAAGTGGAGCACGCTTTTTCCGTTCTCGATCTTCTTGTAGTACCAGTCCACCACGAGTGACTTGTTCGTCGTATCCACCTGATCGTCCGTCTTGTACTTGCTGACAAAGGTGTTGTCGCTGCGCAGCGTGTCTCCGACCTGCGGATACCGTTGCCTGATCACGTCGTTGTCCACCAGCTCCGCGTAGAACAGGTTCTTGCTTTTCTGGATGTCGGTCACACCCGTCTCCCAGAATAGGTTGAGCAGATCGATTTCCCGGATGGATACATCCCCGAGTCCGTTGAGTTTGGAGCTGTCCCAGAACACCCCCCATGCCAGCGTTCCCTGCTTCATCTTCGTCCAGCACGAATCGGAGTATGTCTCCTCGAAATCGTTCTGTTCGAGGATCACCGGCACGATGCTGGTCAGCATCGCCGCCTCGGAGCGGTCGTCCGGCTCTCTTGGCCGGATAGCAGGCTCCGGGAACGCCGCCACGGCGTCCGCGTGCTTGCCCATAATGACGTTGAAGAGCCAAGCAGATCGCCACTGCGGATCGTATGGATTCCCGCTCGGACTCATTTCCTGCCAGTGCTGGAGCTTCCACCACTGCTCGCAGGCAATGAGCCGCTTTTCGAGCGCTGACTTTCCGGCCTTGTACTTGGTCAGCGTGTCCATTGCCGTCCGGATCTGCGCCACGCCGATGGGCTGCATCGCCTCACCCGCTCCAATGTCTCCCAGCACGTCCTGTATCGTCGTCATATTCGTGTTTCCGTCCATGTTTCCTCCTTCTCGCATCAGGCGTCGCTTCCGGCTTCCAGTACGCGCCCGATACTGTAGAGCTTAAACGGCCCTTTTCCTGTGATCCGGAACCGCAGATGGTCACACCGCTGCGGGCGGATCGGCAGCAGGAACGTCCGCAGTCCGTGTCCGTCCATGTGTCCGGCGTGCCGGAACTCCCCGCAGGAATCGTACTCGATCCAGAAGTCGCACGCGCTTCCGACGGGCAGCTGCATCCGCAGATTCAGCCGTGAGATGTATTTCTTTCCGACGAGGCCGCATGTCATGATCCCGGTTGTCGCCGACCACGGGATCTCCGGTTCGACGTTTCCGCCGCCGGAGCCGTAGGCCGTGACGAGCATCCCGTCCGCGCGGAGCATATAAAGCTCATCGTCGAGCGTTGCAAACTGCGTCGCGTGCATGCCGTCCTCCCTGTGCCACAGCCCCTTGAGCGTGTCATATACGAAAAGCTGCCATGCATCGCTGCTGTCCTGCATCGATATGAAATACTTTCCGCGCACGCCTCCGGCAGCCGCCTTGCGGTAAAGCTCCGTCCCGAAGGCGTCCGAGATCAGATAGGGGAGGGAGCCGTCATAGACGCACACGCCGTCCCGTGCCTTGTAATAGAGCTTATCGGCAATGACGGTCAGGCTCTGCTCACTTCCGCGCTGCACGCCTCGGGCCTTGATCTCCTTGACCTGATGCGCGCCCTGCGCGCTCGGATAAATGCGGTGAAAGCAGTCCTCCTTGAAGAAAATCGGGCTGTCTGCCAGCGTCGCGGCTCCTGTGAAGCGTCCGTCCGTACCGCAGCTTGCGCGCCATGAATCCGTCGAAATGCCCTGATAGCACTCCCAGTTCTTGAAATCACCCAGCTTGCAGCAGTACAGCTCGTTGACGGTTTTCCCATCTGATACGCCGTACCGGCAGCCCCAGAGCCGGTTTCCGCTCTCGGTGATGTAGTCCATCTTCGGCACACGCCGGGCGGCCTTGACCTCACCTGTGCCCTGGCTCGCGTCCGCGTCCACGATCCCGACGATCACCAGATAGTTGTCGCCGACGTCCTGCAAAACGTGGGAGCCGTTGAGCTTTTCGACTTGATCCGTCCCGTCGAGCCCGCTGATCTGCACGCCGTCGTACTTTTTGAAGCCCGCTCCGATTCCGTTTGCCTCCAGCTTGACGTATACCGTCGGGATGCTCACCCACTGGCTCTGCACGGAGCTCCACTGCTTGAGCTCATGCTTTCCCGTGTCCAGCCAGTAGGCGTCATTTGCGGCGTCCTCCGGCATGGCCTGCTGCCGGTATGTGATCGTGATAACGGCCCCGTCCACGGTGCAGACCTTGATGGAAAGCGCCGTCTGCGTGCAGTCCACGAGGTTTTCATGGCCCATGTAGCCGTTGTCCGTGTAGTCCTCGGTGTTGAAATACCATCCGTCCGGGAAAACGCAGATGTACGCGCCCATGGACACCATCTGTTTTTGCCCCTCGGAGAGCAGCACCCCGCCCATGTACGGAGCCATGGGCAGTGCGTTGTACCACAGCACGCCGTCCTCGATCCATGCCAGCGCGTCCTTTGCCAGCAGCCCTTGGATGCCGGAGAAATCTCCGACCGTTGCGCGGGCCGCGCGCTGAGACAGCAGGGGATAGTAGTCCGATGTGAGATTCTGCATCTCGTAGAATTCGCCATCGGCAATGCGCAGGTTGTGGTTGTAGCCCGCGAAGGCCTCCGTCACCAGCTGTTCCTGCGCAGGCGCGTTCAGTTCGGGGTAACGCATTATCTTTCCTCCATCATGTTCAGCGGATCGATCCACTGCGGCTTTTCCGGCACGGCCAGCATCGGCTTCACCGGACGGCTCATGCAGAAATACCGCCATTCGTCCGCGACGTGATCCTCAAGGCTCGTGTCCAGGTCCTCCGGCTTGTGCTCATCGTACATGAGCAGCGGGATCGTCCGGAGGAACGCCTTGCAGGTGTTGAAAACGTACATGCGCGGGTATCCGTTCTCGTCGAATTGCAGCCGGTAGTGGCATTGCATCCAGCCCGGAATGCGTTTGTTGTCGCCCGGCGTGAAGTAAACGCGGTATCTGGCCGCTGTCTGCGCCACGCTTTCTCCGCGCGAAGCGTCCCAGATCGAAGGGTCTGCCACGCCGGTGATCTGCTTCCCGGCCAGCCATGGATGCTCTCGCTCCATCTTCGCGATCTCTTGAAACTGCACATCCGGCGACCACTTGACGCCGGTGTTTGGCTCGCGCGTGCATCCGTAAAGCTCCAGAATGCGGTAGATCACGCCGTCGTAATCGACGGCCCACCACGCGCAGGAGAACGGCTTTCCGTATCCGAAGTCGTAGCTCCGGCAGATCGTCCATCCCGGATCGGGCGTGAACGGCTCGATCACATGGGTGTTCTGCCGTGTCCGGTATCCCTCCGGGTTGTTGATAAAGTCCTCGAAGAACTGGCCCTCGTAAATATCCCACCGGCCCTCCAGCCATGCCTGCCGGAGCTTTTCCGGCAGCTTTTGCAGCGTCTGGACGTACTCCGGCTGCGTCTCCATGAGCGCCTTGTTGTCGGTCACAAGCGCCTGGATGAACGTGTAGTTCTCCGGCTTTTCGCCTTCCTTAAAAATGCGGTCAATGAAAAGCCGCTTGAAGTATCCGTGGCTCTGACCGCCCGGATTGAGCGTGTAGTAGGTGCGCTTCGGGAATCCGTTTGTACCGCGCACCGTTGTGTCGATGGCGTCCAGCCACTCCTTTTTGAGCTGCGCGGCCTCGTCGATGAATACCACGTCGTATTCCGCGCCCTGATATTGCAGAATGTCGCTGTCGTTCGCGCAGTAGCCGAACTTGATCGTGGAGCCGTTGCGGAATGTCAGCAGCTTTTTGTCCTGTGCATACCGCGCGACGCCGTTCAGCTCCTGCCTGAGCTGGTTGATGTGGTTGTTGAGCAGCTCCGGATATGTCCGGCGCACAATGAGGATCTTGATCCCCGGCCAGCTGAGCGCCAGCAGCTTTGACTTTGCGCGGACGGACCAGCTTTTTCCGCCGCCTCTGGCCCCTCCGTAGGCCACATAGCGCGTCAGCGCTTCCATGAAGCGCCTCTGCTTGTCGGAGATGCGCGAAAAGTCGAGCGTTATCTTCGCCATTGTGCGATCTCCTCCGGAAGCTCGATCTCCGTCTCCGTCGTGCCGCTTGTCTTTTCATCCCATCCGAACTTTCGTTCCAGATGGAACTTTGCGCCGTTCGCGGCGGAGCTGTCGAGCCGCTGGATGTTGTAGATCTCGATTCGCGCCCCTGCGCGCGCGCAGGTCTTTGCGAACTCCTCCGATGTGCGCATCGCATCCCATTGCTTTTCGTCCAGTCCCAGCGCGCCCAGCAGCTCCGGCATGCACGGAGGCCGTGTCCATACCTCGCGCATGAGCGGCTTTTTCCCGCGCATCACCGGCACGACCGCCGTCTGCGTGTGTCCGTATTTGTCGAGCGCGGGGCATTGCATCACGATCCGTTCTCCGTTTTTGATAAATTCCCGATCCTCCAGCACCGGCTCCGTCCTCGTCACCGGCTCCCGGTAGCAGATCGATGCGAAATACCGATCGATTGCGGAGCGAAGCTCCCGCGCGCTCTTGTATACCTTTTCGTTCAGGCTCTTCGCCCCCTTTCGTTTTTCGGAAGCTCTGCCAGACGCGGAGATCCCCAACTCCGCGCCCAGTAGGAAGGAAAGAACATGGCTCGTACCGCCTCGGGCCTTCGCCCGGCACAGCCTCCGAAATATGCAAAAAAGCCGGACCCCCGCTTTCGCGGAGATCCGGCTTTCGCTCGTCCATATTGCCCCTCGGATGCACAAGCAGCCGACGACCTCCGCAGCAGCGGACAGATCATCGGCTCAGGCTCATAGGCTCAGGCTCAGTATTCACGATCGTGGTGTTCCTGCAATTTTTGCAGTACAGCGGGAAGTCCCGGAGCCGTGTGGACTCCAGCAGTCGGACCGACGTCCGTCTGCCGCATATCGGGCAGACGACGCGGTCTCCTTCCCTCACTAGCACCTTACCACACTTTTGTTCGCATTGCAAGTACTTTTTTCGCCTCCCCTCGGCATCGTCGCAAAACCCTACACATTTACAAGGCAAGATTTAAGCGGCTCCCGTCCGCTTCAATTTTTCATCCTTTTGGGGTCGAATACATATTTATAGTATTGGTATCCGTACTGTGTGGCTCTGGCCTCGACGAGCACATAGCCGCGCGGGGCGACCGGCGGATGCTCCGGGCTGTACTCGCGCACGGCCTCGGTCGCAGGCTCCGGCTCCGGCTTGGTGCAGGTGCGGCTTGCCTTGTATCTGTGGCCCCCGAACTCCTTCTGCCAGTGACCGTGCAGGTAGTTCGCCAGCGCCGTGTAGTCCTGCCCATGATCTACCTTTTCACCGTTCTGGTTTACATAATAGTTGTGCTTGCGAAGGTGTTTGCTTTCTACCACGCTTCCAAGCCCCCACAGCTTCGCAATGGCGTCCTCCGGAATGCCGTCGGAGATCATGTGTATGTGGAAGCGGTTCGTAGATTTTCCGCGCCCGTATACCATCACGATCTTTGCCTCCGGGTATCGGTATGTAAGCCTGCGCCAGTAATTGTCGCGGATGCGCTTGATCTCTTCCACGGTATGCGCCTCAAACTCCGCGCTGAGCGTCAGCGTGGAGTAGAGGCTGGTCGGGCTGAAGTTAGCGTTGATAAGCGCCGCGAATTTTCCCGCTGAAATTTTGGAGTTGAATTCGTCGCGCTCAGCCTGCGTGGCGAAGCGCGGCTTTCGCGGCTTGCTGCTCTTGATATCCGCCTGTTCGCTCACGTTGTAGACGATCTGCGTACATACCACCCCGGCGAATATCCGGCGTTTGCATCTCTTTGCCATAATTTCTCCCGCCCTATCTTATTTTCCGAGGCTTGCGACAATTTTCCGTTCGCGCTCTGATAATTCCCATATATGTGCTGCGGCTTTCTCTGCTGCGGCTTTCTCTGCTGCGGCTTTCTCTGCTGCGGCTTTCT